GTGGCGAGCGCCCCGACGACCGAGACCACGGCGGCGATGATGATGACGTGGATCGGGTCCATCAGTCCTCCAGATCACTGAACAGGAACCGGAGGATCACCACCTCGGCCCGGTGGAGCGTGGCCGACTGGGCCGCGGTCACCGTCGCCGGGTTCGCCGTATAGAACGCCTTGAGGGTCGTGATCGCGTCCTGCACGATCTGGGGTCGTGGCGTGTGCCACTCACCCCGGGTGGCCGTCCACGCATACCCGTCGAGCAGGGTCGTGGCCGCGGCCTCCGTCCCGTCCGGCACCTTCGCCCGGATGCCCTGCGTCGGCGCGTCGACACCGACCCACTCCACGGTGATCGCGCCAGCCCGGAGAGCGTGGAACGCCTCGGTCGGGTCGACCGTCGTGAGCAGGGGGCGGACGATCTCGCTCATGCGACGGTGAAGTAGCCGGCGATGTAGTAGTACACGACCACCGTCGTCGCGCCGCCCAGCGTGAACTCGTAGTCGATCTCGTTGCCGTTGGCTCCGCCCGGGATGAACAGCCCACCAGCCACGTTCCACTGGTCGAGCGCGGTCTGGTAGGCGCGGACGTTGTATCCCGCCTCGGTGTCGGCATAGTTCCCGAACCGAGCGTTGGACCAGCTCGAGGTCGAGATCGTGCCGACGTCGACACGGAGCAGGCACCCTGCTTGGACGAGGACGACCGATCCGTCGGTCGGGAGCCCGGGGATCGCGCCGGTCGTGGTCCGGGCCACGGACGCGCCATGCGACACCGGCGACGACAGGATCGTGTTGTCGATCTCGATGTACCGGGCGAAGCCGCCCTTGAGCTGACCGCCAGCCCGGTAGCCGGCCTCGCCGGGCAGGATGATCTTCGTGTCGATCAGCGGGCGCTGCTTGGCCGGATCGCCGCCGTACCAGCGCATCGAGCCACCGGTGTCGACGCCCCACGGGAATCGGGCCCGCCGATCGCGAGAGCCGAACCCCGACATGAGCCCCCGGTTCGCCATCAGGCGTTTCCGCCGTGGGCGATGACCTTCACCAGCGACTGGTTGCCGGCGATGGTGTTGGTCACCCGGAGCGTGTACGACGCGGTGGGCAGGACGAGCATGTCGTAAGCATGCCAGTCACGATGCGGGGCCACGGTAGCCGACACCGTGACCGCCGCGATCAGGAACGAGTCGAACAGATGGTAGGTCGACCCGTCGTGGATGAAGATGTGGACGAGACCCAGCACCGTCGTGCCCAGCCCACTGACGGAGATGACCTCGACCTTCGTCCCCGGCGTCGCTGCACCGGTCAGGATGGTCGTGACGTTGGAGGGCGCGGTCAGGCTCGTGTCCAGCGTGGCATGGACCGTGCCCGCACCAACGACCGGGGTGCTGTAGAAGATGGGATCAGCGGCCACAGGTCACCTCACGCTACGCATCATGCCGACCCGCTCGGCGAAGCTCGGGACATGGATCCCCGTCGCCGGCTGACCGGCAGCGACCGGCTTGGCGAACAGGTGCTGGGTTCCGCCGAAGAGCAGGCCCCGTTGGCCGATCTCGACCGTATCCGTCTGGCCGCCCAGCGACCCACGAACCCGGAGGATGCCGCCGAAGAAGGCGTCGATCATCACGCCCGAGACATCGATCCGAGCGGACCGACCGACGAGAGTCGGGTGCCATGGCGTCGCCACCGTGCCCGGCTCGTTCATCCATGCATCGGTGTGGAATGACTCGGTCACGCCGCTGGTGCGGGTGTAGACCAGCAGCAGTCGGACCAAGAACATGCCGGGCTCGGTGGTGTACACGATCTGGGGCCGATACCAGCCGTTCGGCGACGCGCTGGTGTCGGTGAAGCTCGCCCCATCAGCGAGGATGTCGGTGCTCGAGAACGCCCGCGACACCCGGAGCCGAAGGTTGCCACCGGTCAGGACCACGTCGGTCTTCACGAACGCGCTGAAGACGTACTGGGTGCTGGGCAGCACCTGCATCTCGTCGTCATCGTCATCGTCGCCGTCATAGCGGTAGGCGTAGATGTACCGGTTGCCAGCGGTGCCCGAGGCGATCGCCATCCGGAGCGACTTCTGGCCGAACCGCCGCTCGTCCTCGTCGAGGAGCATCTCCGGGGTCTGGTTCGACTTCCACTTGTCGGGGAGCACCGCCGACCCGAAGGCGCTGAAGGTCATATCCGGCAAGGACGGCGCGGTCCCGGCGAGGTTGGTCGACAGGCGGACGAGGATGTGGGCGTAGGCATCGATCGTGACCGCGCCGATGGTCGACTTCCAGACGGCCGGGTCGACCGCAGACCCCGAGCTCGAGCCGAAGATGAAGGCCGCGGTCGTGTTGGCCGGCACCGCCGCCGCGCTGAACTGCCATCCCGAGCTGCCTGCCCCGGCGTTGTGCTCGAACTTGGCCTGTCCCCAGCGGACCTTGAACGCGGTCCGGGAGCTCTCGCCTGAGCTCTCGCCGAGGCTGTCCCAGACCTCGACCGTCCACCACCGCTCGGCGGACTGGATCTCGACCGCACACGCGCCCCACTGGGCCGAGGTGAAGGTGCCGTCGACCGTGGTGTCCGACGTGATCCGGTACACCGTCTCCATCGCCTGAGCTGGGGTCGCCTGCGTCTGGTCCGCGAGCTCGGAGAAGCCGGAACCCGGAGCCGATGCGGTCGCTGCCGCGTGGCCGAACGCCCCGAACGCCCAGTTGTCGGCCGACGTGAAGGCGGCCAGTGTCGCGAGCGCCGTGCCGCTGTTGCCGGTGCCAGTGGCCTGCTGCACGATCCCGTGGTTGGTCACCACGTCGACGCCGATGATCTCGTCCAGCGACCAGATCGCGCCGGTCTGGGTCACGCCACCGAAGTTGATGGTCAGGGTGCCGGTGTAGTCGACCAGCGGGACCGCGGTCCAGATGCTCTGGCGGTTGAGGTTGGTGTTGTACGCCACGCTCGAGCGGCTGACGAAGGTCGGGACGCCCGCCCCGCCAGTCACCGAGGAGATGACGTCCGCGGTCGCGCTGCCCTTGCTGTTCTCGACCGACAACAGGTACAGCCGGCCCGCCTTCATCGTGACTGAGGCGGTGACGTAGTTGTTCGCGTCGCTCGAGCTGCCGTTCTGGATGATGTTCGCCGCCGCCTTGGGGCCGAGGCTGTTGCACAGGCCGGCCGTTGCGTCGTGGGTGACGGTCGTGCCCGATCCCACGACGAGGACGACATCGCCCGAGTCGTAGTCGACCGAGCCGCCACTGGACGCCTTGTACGTCCTGATCCGGTACTTCGAGCTCGACTGAGACTCGGCGTCGTTGTAGACGAACTGGAACCGGGGCTTGGCGTGAGCCACGTTGGCCGCCCAGACAGCAACCTCGGCAAGGTTGTGGACGAACGCGAAGTCGGCCATCAGGCAGGCACCCGGGTGCCGATCGTCGGCAGGCTGTTGCCCTTGACGTAGCGGATCGAGCTCCACGCCCCGTCGCCGACCGCATCAGCCGTTCGGCACCGGATCGCGTACCACTGGCCGCGGCTCATCGCGTTCGTCGTGAACGTGATCTGGTTGCCCGAGATCCCGCCGGTCCCGTTGACGACCTGCTGGAACAGGCTCGCCCAGTCCGGAACCACCCCGTAGCCCGAGGTCGTGTCGATGTCGATGTCGTAGCTGGCGCACGGATCGCCGTCCGCGTCGACGTGGTTGAAGACGAGGTTCGGCGTCAGGTCAGTCAGGACCGTGTTGTCGGCCGGGCTCACCCACGTCGGGGCGGTCGGGAGGCTGTTGGCGAGCTGGTAGGTGAGGTAGGCACCCATCGCCCCGGTCACGACCGTGGTGTTGCCGACCATCGTGGTCAGATCGTTCTTGCGGTAGCTGCCGGTCGACCGCTTGCCGAAGAAGATCGCCGCCCCCGCGTTGCGCCGGACGCCGACGATGAGCGAGCCCGAACTCCACACATACGAGACAGCCTTGTTGTACAGATCAGAGCCGCTCGGCGAGAAGGTCCGCTGCGTCGCGGTGTACGTCGCCGACTCGTCCAGCGTCGCCCCCGTGCTGCCCGACCACAGGACGTTGCGGCACGTCGAGCTCTCGCCGTACCCGGCCAACCAGACCCCGACCGCCGTGACGAGCCACGGTCCGCCGCCCGGGTAGCCCAGCACATGCCCGAACGAGACGTACGAGTCGTCGAACGCCTCAGCCGAGTTAGTCGGTTCGCTGGTGTCGCCGAGGGTCGCCATCAGTAGGCCGCGCTGTTCAGGACGAGCTCGGTGCCACCGATGTTGGCGTTGATGTTCATCTCGGCGTCATCCCAGCCGACTGGGGCCCCAGCCGACGTCGTCCATGTCACCGGCGCGAGCTGGCCGTAGGCCGCCAGCTCGAAGCCGCTGTTCGGAATGTTGTTGTGCCCGCCCGGCGAGGTGCCGAGGTTGATCTCGTCGGCGATGATCCCATCGGCGCTGATCGCGGTCGTCCAGTTCGCCCCGTTGTCGCTGGTGAACTGGAGGACGCCGTTCACGAACCGCATCTGGCGACCGGTGTTGTTCGGGTCCTTGATGACCAGCCCATTGAGATCCCAGCGGCCGATCTCCTGCCCGGTCACGTTGTAGACCACGATGACCGGCGGGCTGCCGGGACCACCGACGCTGAAGGTCCCCGTCGTGATCGTGGCCGCGTCGAGGTGGTTGGTGCTCAGGATGTTGGTGATGACCGAGTTGAACGCGACGTCCGCCGCACCGATGTACTGCGGCGAGGCGATGACCCAGTCGGGCGTGATGTTCGACCACCCTGCCTCGGGAGAGTCGGAGGCCACCACGGCGGTCGGATCACCGGCGCTGGTCCGGACGTTGCCTGAGCGATCGATGGCGCGGACTTGGAAGAAGTACTTGATGAGGACCCCGCCAGCAGTCCCCGGGTCGAGACCGTCGATGATGCAGGCCGTGCTGTCAGGTCGAACGGTCGTCCACTGCGCGGTGTCCGGCACCCCGGAGCCGGGAGTCGACTCGGGGGCGTAGCGAACCTCGTACGCGAACAGGTCCGACTCGGTGTTGCGGGCCCAGCGCAGGCCCACCAGCCGATAGCCGGAGATCGCGGTCAGGCCCGTCGGGATGGCCGGGGCCGTGGTGTCCTTGGCGACGACCACACTGTCGATCGCGGTGAACGCTGACGCGTTGCCGCTGTCATCGATGGCCCGCACCCGCCCGGCGTAGTACCAGTTGGCGAGGACGTCCTCGGTGTAGGAGCTCGTCGGGCGGCTGCGGAACGTCGTGGGGGTCAGGAAGCTGACTGCCGTGCTCGAGGTGGGCGCGACCGCACCGGCCCCCTCGGACGTGATCTCGACGTTCGAGCCGGTGGTGGTGGTCGTCTGGGCGTTGGACTTCGGATCGTCGTGCCGGCTGGCATAGACCTTGTAGGTCGTGATCCCCGGCTTGGCGGTGATGTTCACGAACAGCCGCTGGCCGGCGTTGACCGTCTGCAAGATGACGTCGTCGGTGTGGGTCTCGCCACCGACCAGTCCCTGCCCAGTGATCCGAACCCGGTAGTCGCCTGCCGCCAGTGAGCCACCCGTCCCCGAGGCGCTGACCGAGAAGGTCACGTCCCCATCGATGGCGCGGTCGAACTGGAACTCGTAGGCATCGAGGTCGATGTCGGCGACGGCGTTCCACGTCCCAAGCAGGTACGGGCGGAAGGTGCCGTCGGGGGCCATCGTCTGGCCCGTCGTCAGGTCCAGCCCAGTCGGCACCGCTGGAGCGACGGTGTCGGTCCCCGGAGGTGGCGGCAGGTCGACGTCAGAGCCGGGCTGGAAGGACCCCGACAGGGCGGCAATCATGGCCCCGAGGTCGTCCTCCGGCTCGCCGAGAGTGACCTCGTACACGGCGTTGTTGTTGCCGAGGAAGGTCGTGTCCAGCTTGGCGATCCACTCGATCGACTGGAGCCCGAGCACCTCGTGCTCGACGATCTGCCACGTCCCGGCATCGAGCCCGGCATACGTCGTCTCGTAGGTCGCACCCAGCCGAGGGAAGGCGTACTTCCGGAAGACCGTCAGCGCCTTCTGGTCGATGTCGGCCGCCGTCGCCATGTCCCCGTCGTTGAGGATGCCCTCGAACTTGGCCCCGTAGTAGGCGATCGAGCTCGCAAACTCCCGCCACTCGGTGATCCCGTCCCCCCGACACAGCAGCCGGTTGATGGGCTTGGTCGCGTCGGTGGCCCGCTGAAAGCCGATGACCGAGTGGGTCGTCGTGCCATCCGGGGTGGTGTGGACACCCCAGCCGGCGGTCTCCTGCGCGAGGGCCATGTTGTCATGGCGCACGGTGCCGGTGAAGTTGTTCGCGCCGCCGAGCATGACGACGACCTTGGTCGCCGTCGCCGGTGCGATCAGGACCGCCTTCTTCCGGAACCACGCGCTGGTCCCCATCCCCGTCCCATCGATGGTATCGATCCGCTGAGAGACCGAGCCGCTGTTCTGCCAGTCGAGCCGAACCGCGGCCTTGTCGGCGACCGACTGCCACATGTCGACGAAGAAGAAGTACCGCTTGGCAGCGATGATGCCGGAGACCGTCTGGGTCGACTCGTGCCGGCCAGACCCGTTGCCGGTGGTGATGAGCGCATAGTCGCCCGTGCCGCCCGGGCCCACGTCCGCCGTCCGGACCGCGGATCCATCAAGCGCCCAGCTCGCCGCGTCGATGTCCCAGCCGGTGTTCAGAATCTTCTGGGTGGCGAGCGGGTCGCCCCAGTGGATCTTCTTGTCGTCGTCGACCCAGTAGGTCGTGCCGCCGACCTCGCGAGACAGCTTGTCGAGCGCCTGTCGGAGGCTCAGGCCGGAATAGTCGATGTCCCACGTCACCGTCTCGGTGGTCGACACGAACGTCGCCGACTCGAGGGCGGAGTGGTAGGCGGCGATGGCCTGCACGTCGCTCGCGTCGGACCGCGACCCGGACCGAACGAGGGTCTCGATGACCCGGTGATCGAGGAGCGAGTCGAACGACTGGCACTTCACCAGATAGTCGATCGACAGCCCGTTGATCTTCGGCTTGAGGGTCGCGATCTGGCCGCCGAAGACCTTCACGCCACCGTCGGTGACGATGACCTCCTGCCGCTCGCGGAGGGCGATCGGCGTCGCCCCGGTCAGCCGCGATTCGTCGAGGAAGTGGAAGGTGAAGATCCCGTTCAGCCGGTTGGCCTGCTTCTCGATCTTCCCGTTCTGAAGCTGGACATACGCCGTCCGATCGACGGCATTGATGGTGACGACGACGGCCACCTAGCTGATGGCCCCCACTTGCCCCTGCGCCAGCCCGACCCCAAGCAGCCGGACCCGCTCCGCGGTCTGCCGGCTGATCTCGGAGATGTCCTGCTCGGTCCGCACCGAGTCGGCCCCGTAGTAGTTGTTGATCGTGACCATCGGGGAGCCGCCGCCACCAAAGGTTCCACCCGCGCCGATCCCGCCCCCGGCCATGGACGGCGACGGGATCTCGGACGGCATCAGGTGACCCATCGCCCGGTCCATTCCGCCGGCCGTCTGGCCGATGCCCTTGATGATGCCCTCCATCCACGCCACGCCGATGTTGAACCCGCCCTCGTCGACGTTCTTCAGGGGGCCCTCGGGCGGTGGCGAGCTGCCCTCCATGACCTTCTTCAGGGAGCCCATCATCATCTGGAGGGCGTACATCTTGCCGCTGATCCCCCCGATCATGCCGGTCATCCACGCGTCGGTGATGGCCTTGCCCCATGACGAGGCCAACGGCAGCGGGATGTGCAGAGCGTTGGTGACCGAGGTCTCGATCTTCGGCGCATCACTGACCAGCGCCGGGTCCAGACCCTCGTACAGGCCGTGGCCCACCCGAGCTCCAGCCGCCGCCATCGCGGCGTGGTGAGCGTCGTACTTGGCGATGATGTCGATCGCGTTCTGATCGCCCAGCTCGGCCGCCTCACGGAGCCCCGGCAACATGCCCTGAATGATGTTGTCCGGGATGGCCCCGCCTTCAGTGAACCAGTCGGGGTGAAGCGACTGGAGCGTCGCCAACGAGTCGGTCATCGTCTCGAGGACCGCCGCTTCGACTGCCGGGGCGTTGGAGTTCAGGCCATCGATCAGGCCCTGACTGAGCAGATAGCCCATGGCGTTGGCCTCCATGGCCTGCCGGGTGAGACCGATCTGCCACGCCTCCCCGATGGCGGTGATCGCCTCGTCCCAGTCGTCGATGGTGGCGAGGATCGCCCCGCCCAGCTCCATCGGCACACGCCGGGCTTCCATGATCGCAGCCAGTCGGGCCTCTTCCATCTTCTTCGGGAGCTGACGGGCGAGGGCCTCGGCGCTGGCCCCGAACATCGTGGTCCCGTCGGCGAGGGTCAGGGCCATGCCGTTGGGGAGGGTGCGAACCTGCTCCATGATCTCGGTGATCGGCTGCACCATGTACTCAGGCAGGGTCTCGGTGAAGGTCTTCAGCAGGAAGGTGACCTCTTCGGTCTCGTGCGCGAAGCTCTCCCGCCACGCCTCGAGAGCCTCTTCGCTGGCGAGCGACAGGCTGCCCATCCCGCTTTCGAGGTTCCGGATGTAGTACAACGCCTCGTCCGAGGACATCCCCGTCCGATCGGCCACCTCAACGATCTGTTCCGAGAGCTGCTCGAGGGTCATGCCGAGCTCCTCCGCGACCCCGCTAAGGGTATCGAAGGTCATCGTCCAGCTCACGACCGGCGAGTTCGCCCGGCGAGCCACCTCGGCCACCGCCAGCATCTCGGCGCGAGTGAACTGCCCGCCCCGGTGCGCCTCGAGCGCCATCTGGTTGAAGCCGTCGACGATCTCGCCGATGAATGGGATCGCAGCCACCGCAGCGACCTTGATCCCCATCATCGCCAGCGCCGCGCCCTTCGCCGAGGACGCGAACGCGATCATCGCCTTGGTGAGCTGGACCGAGATCAGCAGAATCAGGGCGGGCAGGATGTACTCGATGTTCTCAAGCCAGATCTCGACCAGCGGCATCATCATGCTCAGGACGTCGCCAATCGACTCCGCGAGCTCGGTCATGGCTCGGGCCGTCTGGGCCGTGAACCGCGTGACCTTCTCGGTCGACAGGAAGTTCGCCATCGCCAGCGTCCCAGCCGAGATGACATCGAAGAACGGCTTGAACGCCGAGCTGATGAGAATCGTGACGCTGTCCTTGACCGTCGACATCGCGCCCTCGAAGGTCTGGGACTGGGCGGCCATCATTCCGCCCATGTTCCCTTCCTCGATCGCGGTGGTGATCGCCTTGATCGCGGTCTCGGCATCGATCTTGCCCTGCTCGGCCATGAGCTTCGCCTGCTGCACGGTCAGCCCCATCGAGTCGGCGAGCATCTTCCACGCCGGGATACCGATCGAGGCGAGCTGCATCATGTCCTGCCCAGTCACCCGGCCCGCGGCCCGCATCTGGCCGAGGGCGTAGACCACTCGGAAGACGGCGTCTTCGCCGGCACCGAGGGCCGCGACCGCATCGCCGGCGGCGGTCAGCAGCGGGATGACCTCCTTCGCCTCGAAGCCCATCGCCATGATGAGGTTCGCGCTCTTCTGGAGACCCTCGAACTGGAACGGCGTGGCCTTGCTGAAGTCGAGCAGCTCGTCGATGAACTTCTCGGCCTTCTGGGCCGAGCCCAACATCGTCGTGAACCCGATGCGGGCCTGCTCCATCTTCGCGTTGAACCCGATCGCCATATCCCCGAGCATGGCGAGGCCCTGCTGCATCTTCTGGAAGATCTGCTGGCCGAGTCCTTGGAAGACACCGGTGATTGCGTTGCCGAGGAAGCCCATCGACTTGTTCGCGCTCTCGGCGTTGCGGGTCATCCCTTCGAGGGAACGACCAACCGACTGGATCTCACGCGTGGCGAGATCCTTCGCGACCATATCGATGCCGACTTCTTCTCGACGGGCCAACGCTCACTCCTTCGATCGCCACTTGGCCCGGACGTCGAAGAAGAGCTGGGCCCGCTCCACAAACCAGTGGGGCGTAGCCTGCAGCTCGTCATACGTCCAGCCCATGGTCTCGCACAGGATCACGTCCCTGACCCAGTCAGGGACCGCCGCGAACTCGCCCTCTAGGGCAGCAGTGAGCTCGCGGCGAAGTCTTCCCCCTTGGTCTCACCGTTCGCCTCCGCCGGGTCAGCAGCATCCGACAGGTTCTCGTCGTCGGCCCCAACCAGCTTCGACAGCTCGTTGAGCAGCTCGGGACGGAGGCCATCGAGCAGGGCGTCGGCGTTCTGGCGGTCCCAGATCACCGGCTTGCCGTTCTCGTCGAACAGGGT